GCCTCGAGGCCGAGGTCGGGGTCGATGGTGCCGGTCGGGCGGCGGTCCGTGATGACGTAATGCAGGCAGCCCGTCGAGGCGTTGACCGACTCGCGCTCGGCAAGCACGTTCCCGGTATCGAAGGAGAACGTCGTCAGCGCCATGTCGGTGGTGCTGCCTTGGAACGAGTAGGCGATGCCTTGGAAGATCGGCGGCACGCCGGATTCGTGGGTGACGTTCTGCATGGTCGCGTCGGCCACGGCCTCGAGCACGCCTTGGAACGTGAAGTTCGCCATGAGCACCGACCCGACGGAGCCCGTGAAGGTCACGTTGCCCATGCAACCCTTGACCTTGACAGCCAGACCGCTCGCCCCGATGCCGCGCCCGCCGATGATGATCTCCATCGAGAGGCACTTCATGTCGGCATAGAGCGAGGTCGGCTTGTACTCGATGGCACCCGAGCCGACGTCCTTCCACCCGCAGCCCTGAAGGAGCGTGAACCAAGCGTCGGCCGTCGTGGTCGTGCCCGTACGGCGGCACTCGACCGAGAAGGAGACGGTCACCGGCTGCTTGCCGACGATCCCCTTGTACTTGGTCAGGCTCTGCCACTGCGGGTCGCGGTCGTAGCGGGTCTGATTGAGGGTGACCGTGATGTTCTGCGCGAGGAACTTGTAGTCGTTCGTCGTCGCATTCGTGTAGGTCGGACCGGCGTACGTGCCCCGGGTGGTCTCGGCGACCACGCCGATCTGGCAAAGGCGAGCGAGGAGAACGTTGTTCAGTGCCATGTGTGGTGCCTCAGAGCCTCGTAGACGGGCTCGCGGATGACGTCCGATATCTTACGACCACCGTAAACTCGACCCCGCAGAGCGGCTGCCCCGGCTCGCCCATCAGCGTCCGCTCGGCCGTGATCGCCATGTCGTCTACAACGCCGCCGAGCCGCCAGTCGGCCAACGCCAACTCGACGTCGTGCACGATGTCCGAGCACGCCAGGTCGACGTCCCATGCCTGCACGTAGTACTCAAGCAGGACCGTCAGCGTGCGGTTGTAGAGGAGGTAGTTCGACGTGGCCTCGCGGCGGTCGATCGCCTCGTCCTTCGTGCCCATGTAGCAGGTCGGCACGAGCGGCAGCGCCTCGGCGTTCTGTTTGACCCGTACCACCCGCGGCGCGACCGTCTGCGCCCACGTGCGCGTGTTGTCGGTCACGATGTCGTCGAGCTTGCCTTGCAGCGCGGCAAGGACGGTCTCACGGTAGGCGGTGGTCATAGCGGCACCTTTTGAATCACGAGGCTCGCCTTGTAGGACAGGCGGGCGTCCTGAACGGCCCGTAGGCTGTTCGGCTGCGTGCGGTACGTTCCTGCCTCAAGCCACGGCACGGCCGCCTCTGTGAACGTCCCAGAGCCGCCGCCGTAGGCGTGGTTGAAGGCGCGGATCTCATAGAACTCTTCCGGCGCGATCGCGGCCCACGCGCAGTCGATGACCGTCATGGGGTTCGTGTTGCGCACCGCCCGCCGGGTTGTCGGGAACTGCGGGTAGGTCAGCTCGTCGACGTTGTCCATTCGGGTGAACGAGTAGGGGTAGCCGGGCACCGGGAGCGTCACGGCCGGAATCGACCACGACGCCGTGAGAGTCACGCCGCGGCTCGTCACGGTCGACCCCGCCGTGGCGGTCGCCGGGTTGAGGACGCGCGAAAGGTCGGTGAACTCGACGGTGTAGACCGTCGAACCGCCGCTTGCAGCCAGCTCCTTCGTGAGGTTGAAGATCAGGCGGCAGGCCGACGTGTTCACCGCGGCGATCTGCGACAACCCGGCGACCGTGCCGTCGTTGTCGAGCACCCGGATGTCGTAGCCGTTCCACTTCGAGCGCAGCGCCGCGACCAACGCGACGTGGCTGAAGGACGTCGGCTGCAGAACGTCGACCGAGTAGCCCGCAGGCACCGAGGTGCCCGTGTTGTTGGTGAGGGTGAGCGTCGCCTTCATTTGCGGACCGACTCGTTGATCAGGTCGTTGGCCATGCGCTCAAGATACTTCGGCACGTCGGTCTTCGTGAACCGCGCCCACGTCGCGAAGAACCCGAGGCGGGGTTCGATCTTGACCTTCTTCGTGCTGACCCACGCCACGATGTTCGACGAGCGAGCCTTCGGCCGGGTCGCCGTGCCGGGGTCGCGGATCGGGAACCGCAGGAACTTGGCCTTCCGCGGCACGATGTCCGGGAGCCGGCCGCCCGCTCCGACGGTGCCGAACTCGTGGACGCGCGCGTACTGCACCGTCTTGCGGTCGTAGACGCCGATCGTCGTGCGCAGTTCCGCGAGCGCGTTGCCCGTCTCCTTGACGGCGGTGCGCTGGTCGAACTGGCGGGTCAAGTTGCCCGAGCGGCGCACGAGGCCGGGACGGCCGCGGAGGCGGGTGGTCTTGAAGACCAAGAGGAACTCGCCCGATATGCGCATAAACCCGCGGCGCATGATCGGCGTGGCGCGCTCGCCGAGCCGTCGGATGACGTTGCCGATCTCGGTCGAGTTCTGGAACTCGATCCGGATCACAGCGCTCGGACCCGGTAGCGGTCGAGCGTGGCCTTCACTTCGGGCAACCAGTCGACCGTCTGAATCGACACCGAGCCGCTGTCGCCGCTCTGCGAGAGCGTGCCTGCGTAGTTGCGCGTGTGGTAGATGTGCGCGCACTGCAGGTCGATGGCGTGCGCGATGTCAGGGTAGCCGGAGATAAAGTTGGCGGTGGTCGTCGCCATGCCTCCGGTGTAGGTGATCTTGAGGGCGCTCTGCGCGTCGATCTCACCGACGGCAGGCCACAACTTCAGCGCGAAGATGCCGTCGTTCGAGAGCGTCGGGTTGAAGTAGTCGTCCGACGTGAGGGCCGTGTCGGCCCCGAAGGCTTGGTCGACGTCGAGGTAAACCGACGTCAACGTGGTCACCGGGAAGGCGCGCATGCGGTACACGCGCTTCCCCGGCGACACCGTGAAGTACTCGGTGCGAGAGGTGGTTTGCGCCCACCTCCCCAAGTACCGCTCGGCCGCGGCGGACACGGCCGTGATGACCTGACCGATGACAGTGTTGAATGCCGAGGGAGCGGTCTCCCCCGGCACAACCAACGTTGCAACCCGTGCTGCCGTGGTCAGGTCCATAGTTCAGGGCCCGGCGTAGACGCCAGTGATCTTCACGACCTGAGCGGCCTGACGGACGCCGAAGTCGACTTCCTGCACGACGCGCACGAGCGTCTGGTCCTGCAGACCGAGGGTGTAACCCGCGTTCGTCACGAGGATTTCCATCGGGCCAAACTCCGCATAGATGGTGTTCTGCGGGTTGTAGAGCAGGATCGTCGACGTGTCGGGAGTCGCCGCGGTGACCGCGATGTTCGTGGTCAGGTAGACAGGCAAGCCGAGGATCGTCTTCTGTCCGAGTTGGTTGAACCCGGCGATGGCAGCGCTGTTGCCAGCGGGCGCGTTGTAGACCAACGTGGCCGTGTTCGACGCGGCACCCGCCGACGGCTGATAGAGAGCCGACAGCATGTAGTACCACGTCTTCGGGTGCATGACCCAAATGCATCCGTCGATGGAACCCTTGTTCGTCTCGACGGTCTGCAGGGCTTCCCAAAGCTTCTGCATGTTGACGGCCATGTCGCTGCCGGAGCCACTCACCGACGAAACACCCGAGGCATTCGAGATGCCCGTAGGAGCCGGAGCGGTGCCCGATCCGACGAGGTAGCCCGCGTCGAGCGTTTCCATCACCGCGGCCGAGAGATCCGCACGCACGATGGTTTCAGCAGACGCAGCGTCGCGACGGATGAGCGTGTTGCTCATAATCGTCGCGGCGAACGAACGCTTCGGCGACAACGTGATCTCGGCGTAGGTCTGATCAGCGGCGGCGTTGGGCGAAGTGCCCGCCGTGCCGTTCTCGCCGATCCAGCCACCGGACACGCCCGACGAAACCTTCGGGATGCGGATGGGAGCGCCACCCGACGAGGTCACGCGGAGGACGTTCGTGTTGAACAACACGTTGTTCGCGCGCGGGAACGCCGTCAGAAGGTCGTTGCGGAACTCGTCGGGAACCATGTAACCGCCTTGCGCACCATCGCCGAAACGGAGCGCCTTCTTGCGCATCTCGTTGAACACTTCGGCTTCGTAACCGGCATCCGAGAAGTCGTTGGTCTTGATAGCGTTGATCGCCTTGACGAACGAGAACTTCTTGGGCTCGACGCCCGGCAACGAGCTGCGCGAACGCATCTGGTTGCTGAGGTCGTCGACGCGGGCCTCGAGGGCCTTGGCCTTCGCGTCGACCACTTCGATCATGGGACGGACGCCGTCCACGATCGCTTTCACGTGATCAGTCATGTCAAACTCCCTTTTCTTTCGGAGTTCCGATGGCCTTGAGAATCGCCGACACTGCGTCGGAATCCGCCAAGACCGATTCGATCGAGTGCGCCGCGGGCGCACCGAGTTGTTTGAGTACGAGGTCCGCGATGGACTTTCCGGCGGGCGCATCTTCACCCGCACCGGGATCTGCAGGCGGTTCAGATTCCGGCATTCCAACGCCTTCTTCCTGCTCCTGCTCCTGCAACAGCAAAGCCACCATCGTGTTGATGGCGACGAGCGACTCGACAACAGCTTCGATTTCTCCGGCCTTCGCTTGAGCGATTGCCGCGTCGATCATCGGCACCAGTTCTTCGAGGCTCTTCTTCTTCGGCTTTTCGTCTTCGTCGTTCATCGCCTTCTCCACGAGCATGGCAAAGAACTGATCGAAGGCGTCGCGGTTCGCGATGGTCTTGACCAGCTCGGCATGATCGAACGCACGGAACACGGGCATCATCTTGCGCGCACCGCGCTGCATCAGAGCCTCGTGGTTGGCGGGCACGGGCACCGCCGAGAGTTCGAGTAGTTCGGCAGACTTGATCGTGTTGCCGTCGATGTCGGTGGGGATGAATCCGACCGAGACGGCGTTCAGGAACCCGTCGCGGTACATCGCCTCGACGGTGCCTGCGAACGGGTACACCTCGGCCGGAACGAACTTGACGTCGAAGGTCAGAGCGCCGTTCTCGACCGCGACGTTGACGGCCTTGCCGATCGGCAGGCCCGTCTGGTCGTGGCCGTACAAGATGACCGGGTTCTTCTTGTAGTTCTCGAGGTTCCAGTTCTGCTCGACCACTTCGCCGACGCGATCGACCGCAGCCGTCGAGCCGATAAAGCGGTAGATGCCGTCGGCCTTAGCCGAGACCGACGCCTTCAGTCGGAGCGTGCGCTTGTCCATGGGATTCATTATGGAGTCGGCAGGGACTGACTTCTTCGCGTCGTTGATCAGCGACTTCATGCCGGATTCGCCGAGGGTTCCGATGACCCCCCACTTCACCTGCGCGACCACCCCGGCGAGCCGGTTGTTGTCGAAGTGCCGAGCGGCCCACGCCTCGCGCTCCCGAATCCAATCGAGCACCGATTCGGTCAGGTCGCCGTCGCGCGCCTTCCCCCAGTTCGTGAACGCCGTGGTCCCACGCTCCATGCCCCCTTCGTTCCAGACGTCGGGGTACTCGTCGCGCAGGCGCAGCGCCCACTCGTAGTCGAACTGCGGGTACTGGGAGTTCCGAAGGCTCACCGCCTTGTCGTCGCCCTCGGTCGGGAAGTCGGTGACGGGCATCAGTCCATCACCCGGTAGACCACGTCACAGCGGCAGTTGATCACCTCCTCCGGCGGGCCACCCATCTGAGACGGGTACATGAGGCCGTTCGAGAACTTGTCGGAGATCGCCACGGTCTCGTTGTCGATCGCAGCATGCGACGCCCTGACGGACAGGTCGCCTGCGGTGGTCCACGTCTTGTGCGTGAACCCCTCGTCAGACGCTGCGGTTTCCTTGACGTTTTGGATCAGCATGGCCGACTCGGTGCGCGCAACGGTGTCGGAGTTCGACGGGATCTCGGCACCGAACTTGGCCTCGAGCGTGCGGCTGATCTCGGTGATGTCGCCAGCGCCGGCCGTCCTGAACACCTCGAGGATCGACTTCCGGAACGACTCCCGGCGTGCCGTCTCGACCTTGACCATCGAGGCCGTCTGCGTCGCCGCCTTCTGGTACCACTTCGGGTCGCTGACGTCGACGATCTCGAAACCGCCGAACTGCGCCTTCGCGCTGTTCAGGGCGTAGGTCGCGACGGGGTCCATCGCGTTCTTCAGGTAGTCGCGCGCGTCCGCCGCCCACTGCACCGGAGTGCCGAGCACGTATTCGAGTTCCGCGCCGGTCAACTCGGGCAGGTCGCCGACCGCTCGGAAGCGGGGCAGGCCGCGGAGCCGCTCGAGGATGCCGCGAGCGTTGTGCTCCTGCAGTTGACGCACGCGGCGACGTACGCCGCGCACCTGCCG